TCATGGCATCCGATCAGATTTATCTTGGTAATCCGCTTCTAAAGAAAGCGAACGTCAAGCAAGACTTTACCAAGGAACAAATTGCAGAGTATGTAAAGTGTGCTAACGATCCTGTATACTTCACCAAGAATTATGTACAGATCGTCTCACTCGATGAGGGTCTGGTGCCATTTAAAATGTGGGACTTCCAAGAAGAACTAATCAGGAAGTTCCATAAAGATAGATTTAACATTGCGAAGCTGCCTCGACAGACTGGAAAGTCTACGACGGTGGTTTCGTATTTGTTGCATTATGCGTTGTTTAATGACAGCGTTAACATTGGTATCCTCGCTAACAAAGCAAGTACAGCAAGGGATCTACTCGGTCGTCTTCAGACAGCATATGAAAACTTACCGAAATGGATTCAGCAAGGCGTGATATCATGGAACAAAGGTTCTATGGAGTTGGAAAATGGCAGTAAGATATTGGCAGCTTCTACATCTGCGTCTGCTGTCCGAGGTATGTCGTTTAACATCATCTTCCTCGATGAGTTTGCGTTCGTTCCAAACCATATTGCAGAGTCCTTCTTTGCCAGTGTTTATCCTACTATTACTTCTGGTAAATCAACGAAGGTAATTATCATCTCTACCCCACAGGGTATGAACCACTTCTACAAGTTGTGGACAGATGCCCAGAATGGTAGGAATGGATATACATGGCACGAGGTACACTGGTCACAGGTGCCTGGTAGGGATGAGAACTGGAAAGCAGAGACAATTAAGAACACGTCAGAGAGACAGTTCACCCAGGAGTTTGAATGTGAATTCCTGGGATCTGTTGACACACTAATCTCTGCTGCTAAACTACGTGCTTTAACTTTTATTGATCCCATTACTAGAAATAAGGGACTTGACGTATATGAAAAACCAGCAGACAAAGCAGAATATATTATTACGGTGGATGTTAGCCGCGGTATTGGTGGAGACTATTCTGCTTTCATCGTCTATGACATTACTACAGTTCCATATAAAATAGTTGCCAAGTATAGGAACAACGAAGTCAAACCAATGTTGTTCCCCAATGTTATTAACGATGTTGCTAGAGCATACAATAATGCCTGGGTTCTATGCGAGGTAAACGACGTAGGAGACTCTGTAGCGTCGATTCTAAATTATGACCTAGAATATCCTAACGTGCTTATGTGCGCCATGAGAGGGCGTGCAGGGCAGATTGTAGGGCATGGATTCTCTGGATCTAAAACACAGCTCGGTGTCAAGATGAGCGTCACTGTGAAGAAAGTTGGTTGTGCTAACCTCAAACAAATTGTTGAGGACGACAAACTGATCTTCAATGACTACGAAATTATATCAGAACTTACTACGTTCATTCAGAAGAAGCAATCCTTTGAAGCTGATGAAGGATTTCATGATGACCTAGTAATGTGCATGGTAATCTTTGCCTGGTTAGTCCAGCAGGATTACTTCAAAGAGATGACTGACAATGATGTCAGGGCACGTATCTATAACGAACAGAAGAATCAAATCGAACAGGACATGGCACCGTTTGGTTTTATTACTACAGGTCTAGAGGGCGACGAAGGATTTGTAGAGGAAGGATCTGTCTGGGAGTATGGAGACACCCAAGAAGATGTATCATATATGTGGAGTATCTGATGGATGTAGAAGATCTGTTTGATTTAGATACTGTTCTGTTTAAGCAGAGGAAGTGTAGGTCCTGTGGAAAAACAAAGGATTTAACGACAGACTTCTATAGATCCAGACCAGATAGAACATCTTTGTCTGCCTGGTCCTACGAATGTAAGGATTGTACCAAAGAAAGAGTAAAGAGTAAAAAGCGTAACCAAAGAGAAGACGTATATCCAGACTGGTAGTGGGTTCGTGCATGGTTTCCCCAGTTGAAAGTTCCAAAAATCTAAATACCTATAGATCAAATTTGGTTACTCAAGGAGAAAAACATGGCAAGTCAAGTCTCGCCTGGAATTAGATTAAGAGAGCGTGACCTATCTAATGCTGTTGTAGTCGGCGCATCGGAAATTACCGCTGCCCACGCATCAACTTTCCAAAAGGGTCCTATTGGAAAGGTTGTGAATATCGCGTCCCAAAAAGAATTAATTTCGGTATTCGGTGCTCCCACCGAAGAAAACGCCGAGGACTTCTTCGTAGCATCGGAGTTCCTAGGATACGGCGGTCGCCTCGCAGTTGTTCGTGCTGCTACTGGCGTTAACAGTGCTTCCGTTTCTGGTGGCACAGTTCTAGTTAAGAACGACGAGGACTGGGAAGCAGGCAACGGAACAGGTAATATGTTCGTTGCAAGAACTGCTGGTACACACGCAAACGGTTTGAAGATCGTTGCTGTTGACCGTGGTGCTGACCAACTCGCAACCCTAACCGCAGCACCTGCTGGTCTCGCTGCTGGTGATACCGTTACCTTCACTGGTGGCAAGAAAGCAGTCGTTTACAGCTGGGATGCTGGAACACTCACCGCTGCTCTGATCCTCGACGATCCTACTAGCAGACTAACCACTGCTGATAGCATCGACACACCTGACACTGGTGTTGTTTCTGGTCTGACTGCAGTCACCGCTGCTGGTACTCTCTATGAAACTGCAACTGGCGTAGCAACAACTGGTGGATCTGGTTCGGGTCTGACCGTTGACATCACTGTAACAACTGGTGTTCCTCTTACACTACTTGGTGGTGCTGGTGGTTCTTCTTACGTTAGTGCAACTGGTGTCGCTACCACAACCGATGGTTCTGGTACTGGTCTAACCGTTGACATCGTTGCTGATGGCGGTTCGATCATATCTATCGCAATTAACGCACCTGGTTCTGGTTATGCAGTCGGAGACACAATTACTGTTGCTGGTGGTGGTAACGATGGCGGTGGTACTATCGGTACTGTACGTGGTGGTGTTGCTACCGTTGCTGTTGCAGCAGCTGGTTCTGGATATGTCTCTGGAGACACAATCACTATCGCAGGTGGTGGCGCTGACGCAACCGTTGACGTTGCAACCGTAACCGACACCGCGATTACAATCAGTCAAGTTAGAGACTGGTACACCAACACTCTAATCCCTGGCACCAGCCTAACACTTGGTGCTATCGGTCCTCGCCCTGGCACTTCCCAGTTCGCTGCAGATGCAGGCGTTTCTTATGACGAGATGCACCTTGCAGCAATTGATGGCGATAGTGTTGTTGAGAGAATTCTATTCGTCTCTAAACTATCTGACGGTAGAAATGCAGAAGGTGCTGCTAACTTCTACAGAGATGTAGTTACTGCACAATCTACATACTTCTTCAACGGAACCGTGCTTCCTGCTCCTACACAACCTGCTTCTGCTGGTGGTGGTATTGCACTCGATCAACCTGCTGCAGATTCTGCTGGTAAGTTGCTCCTCTTTGGTGCTAAAGCATGGGATCTAACTGGTGGTGCTGACGACTACGATTACACTCCTGCAGAAATCGAAGCAGCATTCGATGAGTTCGCTGATACCGAACTGGTTCCTACTCTGAACTTCATCCTCATGGGTGGTTCGATGGCAACCGAAACTGACACCAAGGCAAAAGCAAATAAGATCATCAGTATTGCAGCAGCAAGAAAGGATGCAATCGCATTTGTTTCTCCTCACAAGTCAAACCAAGTCGGAACCAACGGTGCTCTGACTGCCATCCAACAAAGAGAGAATACTCTCAACTTCTTTAACGGCATGACCTCTACGTCCTATGCTGTTTTCGATAGCGGTTACAAGTATTTCTACGACCGCTTCAACGACAAGTATCGCTACATTCCTTGCAACGGCGATATCGCTGGTCTTTGTGTTGCAACTTCGAGTCTCCTCGACGACTGGTATTCCCCTGCTGGTGTCAACAGAGGTTCCCTCCGTAACGCTATCAAACTAGCATACAACCCAAGCAAGGCAGACAGAGACGAACTCTATCAGTCCAGAATCAACCCTGTTGTTGTCTTCCCTGGTAGTGGCGTCACTCTGTTTGGCGACAAGACTGCACTCGCATCTCCTTCTGCATTCGATCGTATCAACGTTCGTCGCCTCTTCCTCAATGTTGAGAAGAGAATTGGAGATCTTGCGAAGACAGTTCTATTTGAACAAAACGACGCGACCACCCGCTCTTCCTTCCTAGGTGCTGCTACCAGCTACCTCGCTGAAGTCCAAGCACGTCGTGGCGTAACTGATTTCCTCGTGGTATGTGATGAGACCAACAACACCCCAGATGTTATCGACCGTAACGAGTTCGTTGCAGAACTATTCCTGAAGCCTACTCGCTCGATCAACTACATCACAGTAACATTCACCGCAACGAAGACTGGCGTCTCGTTCGATGAAGTAATCGGTAACTGATCAATAGAGGAATAAAACAATGCCAAAAATTTCACAGTTTATTAGTAGAATCGGTGAGGGCGTCAAGCCCAATATGTTTATGGTCCAGATCCCCTTCCCAACTGCATTGGGTGGGGGTAATGACGAAGATGTAAACCTGCTCTGCAAATCCACCGCACTTCCAGCATCTAACCTGGGAGTCATCGAAGTTCCTTTCAGAGGAAGAACCGTCAAGATCGCTGGTGATCGTACATTCGACACCTGGTCTGCAACTTTCTTCAATGATAAGAGCATGAAGATCCGTGGTAGGTTTGAGCAATGGTTGGAGTCCATGAACACCCACGAGCAGAACAATGCTCCTCTCTTCAGACCATCTGAAGACACGGGTTACATGAAGAAGATGATCGTCCAACAAATGAGAAAGGACGACAAGTCTCCTAAAGAAGATGGTTCTGGCACCACAGTTCTTCGTACATACACCTTGAACTACGCATTCCCAACTAGCATCTCCCAGATCGACCTTGCTTATGACAGCAACGATCAGATCGAAGAGTTCACAGTTGAGTTCCAGTATTCCTACTGGACAGCATCATCTGGTGGCGAAGCATTCAAAGCAGATGTCATCAAGTGATGTTTTTATGACCTGATAAATAATACATATCAGGTCATTTTAACAACACTGTCATGAGTCAACTATTTGGTTTTTTAATCAAAGATGGCGGGAAGGACAGGGGTCAATCCCCTGTTCCTCCCAATAGTGATGATAGCGTAGCCACCGTAGCAGGTGGCTATTTTGGTACTTATGTAGATGTAGAAGGCGTCTCCAAGAACGAGTACGAACTACTCAAGCGATATAGAGACATGTCGCTACACCCAGAGGTAGACACCGCTATCGATGAAATCGTAAACGAGTTCGTTGTCAGTGACGCTGATGATGCTCCCGTTGAGATTGAACTATCCAATCTTCAGATGGGTGCAACGGTCAAGAAAAAGATCCGTGATGAGTTCGATCACATCTTAAAGATGTTGAACTTCGACAAGAACGCTCATCAAATTATTCGTAATTGGTATGTGGATGGTAGGGTATATTACCACAAGGTCATCGATCTTGAAAACCCCAAAGCAGGTATTCTAGAACTACGAAACATTGACGCGCTCAAGATTCGTAAGGTTCGTCAAAAGGTTGTCAACCCAGAAGTTGCTGCAAATCCCCAAGCAGTCAAAGGCACTGCATTGCAGTATGACTGGGGTGATTATGTAGAGTATTACATCTATCAACCCAAAGGATTCTCTGGTTCGATGTCACTGCCACACAACAGTGCGTCAGACTTCTCAACCAATAACGGAATCAAGATTGCATCAGATGCTATCGCAACAGTCAACTCTGGTGTGATGGATCTGAACAAGAAGTACAGTCTGTCTTTCTTACACAAAGCAATCAAATCTCTCAATCAACTTCGTATGATTGAAGACTCTCTGGTCATCTATCGTTTGTCCAGAGCACCAGAACGTAGAATCTTTTATATTGATGTTGGTAATCTTCCTAAAGTCAAGGCGGAACAATACCTCCGTGATGTCATGGCACGTTATCGTAATAAGTTGGTTTACGATGCTTCGACGGGAGAGATCAGAGATGATAAAAAGCACATGAGTATGCTGGAAGACTTCTGGTTACCTCGCCGCGAAGGTGGTAGAGGCACAGAAATCTCCACACTACCAGGTGGTCAGAACCTAGGTGAACTCAAGGACGTTGAGTATTTTAAAAAGAAACTCTACAACTCCCTGAACTTGCCACCCTCTCGTCTCACTGACGACAACAAAGCATTCAACCTAGGCAAGTCTACAGAGATTCTACGCGACGAACTGAAGTTTAGTAAGTTCATCGGTCGTCTCCGCAAGCGTTTCTCTCGTTTGTTCCACGACATTCTCAAGACTCAACTCATCCTCAAGGGTGTCATCGCTCCTGAAGATTGGGATGACATGGAAGAGCATATCCAATATGACTTCCTGTTTGACAATCACTTCAATGAACTGAAGCAGCAGGAGATGATGATGCAGCGCGTCACTCTCGTAACCCAGATGGATCCTTTCGTTGGTAAGTATTTCTCCACAGAATATATCCGCCGTCAGGTTCTCATGCAGACCGAGAAGGAGTATAAGGAAATTGATAAGCAGATGAAGTCTGATATCGATAGTGGCATGGTCATCGATCCAGTTGATGTTACATCCATGGACATGATGGATCGTCAAAATGCTGCCTTCCAACCTGAACTGGATGCACAAGCTGCGGACGATAGTGCTGTAAGAGAACTAGAGAAGGCAAAGGAAATGGAGAAGTTAAAACCTGCTCCCGCGCCTGCAAAACCAAAGTCTGATAAATAAATTATACTCTCAATTATAATATGGACACACCATTAGAGTCTGAACTCGTTGATATTGTTGATTTGATTGCTGACAAGAAGCGTGGCGAAGCGTTAGATAAGATTAACGATTATCTATACGGCAAAGCACAAGACGTTATTGATCAGTACAAACAGAGTGTAGCTTCGAGCTACTTTGATGAACCTACAGATACTCCAGAAGAATGAAACTCATTACAGAAAACATTGAGGAGGTCAAACTTTTGACCGAAGAAAAAGACGGTCAGAAGCACCTTTACATTGAGGGTGTATTCCTCCAGTCGGAAGTAAAAAACCGCAATGGAAGAGTCTATCCATTTTCTGTTCTGGAAAAAGAAGTAGGTCGTTATAATGAAGAGTACGTAACCAAAGGTCGTGCTCTAGGAGAACTCGGTCACCCCGATGGTCCTACTGTAAACCTTGATCGTGTATCTCACAGGATCACAAACCTCAAGGCGGAGGGCAACAACTTCGTAGGTAAGGCACGAATTCTTGACACACCAATGGGCAACATTGCCAAGTCTCTCCTTGGTGAGGGTGTGAAACTTGGTGTTTCTTCTCGCGGCATGGGTAGCATTGATAGGCGTGAAGACGCCAACTATGTTATGGATGACTTTATGCTTGCGACTGCTGCAGATATCGTAGCAGATCCTTCCGCTCCTGATGCATTTGTAAACGGCATTATGGAAGGCAAGGAATGGGTATGGGACAACGGACTCCTAAAGGAGAAAACCGTGTCTAAATACCAGGGATACATTAGTGAATCATCCAAGAGAGATCTGGAAGCAAGGACTCTACAGGTCTTTGAGCACTTCCTGTCAAATCTCTAATTTAATAAATAATCATAGAAATAGCTTATAGAAATTCAAGGGGAAACTCATGTCAGATATGTTAAAGGAAAAATTTGAGGAGTTTGTAACTGAATCAGGTCTAGTTGTTGAAGCTGGCGATCCAATGCCAACAGTATCTGCAGCAGTTATTCCTGGTGGTGGCGGTTATGAAGCGTCTAGCCAGTCCAAGACCGAAGTCAACTCCAAGGCAGGAGCTGGTGAAGGTAAAGGAACTGTAGGCACTGATGCTGTCAACGGTTACGGAGCTCAACAGTCAGTCACCGACAATGGTGGTCCACGCCCAGACGGAAACGACGAAGGCGAAGACAACCCTGGTGCTAAAGCAGCTGCCCCTGTTGGTGCTAAAGGCGCACAGAGCGATGGCACTGCACAGACTGCTAACATCAATGATCCTGGTGATCAGGGCAAGACTCAAACCGTTGGTGCTGACGCAGCATATGCTACCAGCACTGGTCCTGATGTAACATATCCCATCAAGCCTTCCTATGAGTCTCTAGACATGAGTGCAGATGTTGCAGCACTCGTCGAAGGAACAGAACTCTCTGAAGAGTTCAAAGAAAAAGCAACAACAATCTTTGAAGCAGCAGTCAAATCCAAACTGTCTGAAGAGTGGACAAAACTCGAAGAGCAGTTTGAGACTCGCCTCTCCGAGCAAGTCGCTACTGTTAAGGGCGAACTCGCAGAAGAGGTTGGCGGTACTATCAAGTATGCTATTCAAGCATGGTTAGAAGAGAACCAGGTATCCATCGATCGTGGTATTCGTAACGAAATCACCGAAGACTTCATCGCTGGACTCAAGAATCTCTTCCAAGAGCATTACATTAATATCCCCGACGACAAAGTTGATGTTGTCGAAGGTTTGACTGAAGACATTCGTAAGATGGAAGACAGCCTCAACGAACAGATTGAGCGCAACGTGAAACTTCAAAGTCGTCTAGATGAGTCTGCAAAAACTGTAATTCTGAACGTTGTTTCGGAAGGATTGGCAGATACTCAAAAGGACAAGCTGGCATCTCTAGCAGAAGGCGTAGAGTTTGAATCCGAAGAGAAGTTTGCAGAGAAGGTTAAGACCCTCCGCGAATCGTACTTCCCAGCAAACCCTGCTTCCCCTGCTGTAGAAGCTACTGATGAAGCACCAGTCGAAGGCGAAGAAGTATCCCCAGCAATGGCGGCATACCTCAATGCTATTAATCGCTGGAACTCCTGATAATATTACATAAATTTTCCTTACCCTACAAAGCTAATGTTTAACGCAGAAAAGCTTCAGGAAAAGTGGGCACCTGTTCTTGGTCACGAAGGCTCCTCGCCTATCGGTGATCGTTATAAGAAGGCTGTCACCTCTGTCCTCCTGGAGAACCAAGAAAGATTCATGCGCGAAGAGCGCGGTATGCTAAACGAAGTTGCAGTTAACAGCCTCGGCGCTGGTACTGTTACTCCTGCTGGCAGCGCACTCGGCAACGCTAACACTGCAGGTCTTGCAGGTTTCGACCCTGTACTGATCTCCCTCGTCCGTCGTGCAATGCCTAACCTGATGGCATATGACGTTTGTGGCGTTCAACCAATGTCTGGTCCTACTGGACTTATCTTCGCAATGCGTTCCCGCTATGAGAACCAAGGCGGCGAAGAGGCACTGTTCAACGAGCCCGACACTGGATTCTCTG